CGCTTCTATGTACTCCTTTATCATTTTGTAGGTCACTCGTTCCTTGGGCTTGTATTCTTCGGCTCTTTTAGCGATATTATCAAGCGGAACTTTTCCCTCACCCTCACCAAACTCAACTTTTACGTTGATATGTCCGTCTGGCTTTTTGTGGGAAAGCAGTACAACCGTCTCCACATGCACCGTTTGTTACTTATGTTCAAGCAAAGTTTTCAATAGCTTTTCAAAGACTCATTTACTAGCTAAAATACTACTTTTTTCAACTTGTTTAACATTTTAGTTTCTATAAGTATTATCTAGCCGCATTGACTCGGTGGCAAATGGGTGGCAATGCCACCTTTAAACTGCTTTCTTCACTTCAAATAGTTTATTTACACTTAATAAGTGTACCTCGTTTTAATAAATTAAGCAACTTTGTATTTTGTGTGGCAGTACCGGTATAATTTTTAATCCCGTTTAAGGTTGCAATCCTTTTTCTGTTATTCTTTCCGGAGTTGATACCTAATGATTTCAGTGCATCCACAAGCGATTTCGACTTACCTTTATATCTCGTATAGTATACAATCTTTTTCTTGACAGGTTTCTTTGTATTTTCTTCATTTTTTTTCTTCACTGGCTCTTTATAAAGTACATTTAAGTCAAAGTTTCCGCTGTTACCTGTTGAAATTATTGTCGGAAAACGTCCTGATGAAGTATACTGCCATGCGATATTGGCTGTGGCTGGTTTTTTCTCCTGATCTGGTGCAGTTGCAATCTGCATACGTTTGTTTGAGTTGTAATATCTTGCAATCCACCAATTGCTGCATTTAACTAACTTTCTATCAATATGCTCTGCATAATAACTCATACCGGTGTAGACTCCAAATTTGTAACCACGAGATTCTACTACTGTCTGGGCTGCGTTAATAATCTCAGCAATTTTTGCCTTACTTAACGATGCCTGAACTTTATCTTCTAGGTCAAACCATACGCCATAGGTAAAGCATTCCTTATCAATCTTATCAAGAATATCGCAGACCAGTTTCATGTCATTTTTAGCTTTCGTCGCTGTAGTTGCGTAGGAGTAATTATATACTCCCCAGTCGATTTCATTGTCGTTGCAAGCCTGATAATTTCTGTTGAAACCGTTGTCAATTTTTAAATCCTTACGAATAATCTTTAAGATAGCTCCCTGGCATCCGTATGCTTTCGCTTTTTTCCAATCTACAGCCCCGTTGTAGGATGATACGTCAACCAATTTTCTCATGTCTTATTCCTCCTCGTCTTTAATGCTTAATCCTAAAACTTTTCTAATTTGATTCGGCAATAAATCCGGATTAATCTTTCCAATGTTTTCGATGATACTGCCCAGCTCCATCAAGATAATATATGTGCATACTCCCGCCGCAATTGGAATCTGAAATCCTAAATCTACAAAACGCTGTGCGTAATCAATAAGATACGCTAAAGCAACAAGCATGATTGAGCCAAACTTGTGATACAGTCCCTTTCTCATTATTGATGATTTCCAGATATGATTAGCAACAGCAGCAATGTTTCCGCTGGCCGAATCGAATACAATAAATAAACAAGTTAATAAAGGTAACATAATAGCATCCATCTCCATTTCCTCCTATTTTACAATTACTATTCCTCTGTACTTTTCATTTGTACATCTTTTTTTGTTTTCTTTTTCAACTGTTGTTACATTCTTTTTTCCGTCCGAAAACCGCCAGATTTTACCCGATCTACTGTCCATTAATAAAACAACTGTGTGAATCGGATTGCTCTCCTCGAACAAAACCATATGTCCTCTTTGTAAATGTGTTTTTAATTGCTTATCTGTCATAGATTTGTGATAAACAGCTGACTTCCCCGAACAAATCATATTAATACCTCGACAAATTTCCGTGAGCGGATACTTTGCACCGCATTTTAATCTCCTTCGTGCATAACTTAAACACTGCTGCATATTTTTCTTAATGCCCCGAAAACGCAGTGCCATGAAAAATGCCACCAGGCTACAACCATGTTTCTGGATAAAGCTATTTTTAAAATCATGTTGACTCGGAACTGGAAGTACCCTGTCATTTTCAAGTACAATCCTCCGTGGAAACTTTTTCTTGCTCTTCTTATTTTTGTTTGCAATTACTCTCATCTTAATCACCTCCTAGAGAGCGAAAAAATACACCATAATAGCAAAAACTTTTATGGTGTATTACGTGAAATATGTTATTATAATGTCATTGACCTATCTTTCAAGGTTAATGATTTTTTTCATATTTTTAAGCAGCTCTTTCGGGAGCTGTTTTCCTTTATACAATATATTTCTTATGATCATTTTTCGTGTTTTCTTCGGATACCTCCGCATATATCATCGTAGTTGTGATATTCACATGCCCTAATAACTTCTGCACCTCTTCCACTGGCATTCCTCGAAATAGCCCGTCTGTAGCCGTTGTATGCCGGATTAAATGAGGATATACTCTCCTACCTATTCCAGACATTTCCCCTAACTGACGCACACGCTTTTCTATTGCAGCCTTTTTAATCCTGCCATGAGGTTTTCTTTCTGATACAAATAATGCTGGACTATCGTCTTCTCTGATTTCTAAATATTTTTTTAATGCTAATTCAGCTCTGGCGTTGATATAAGAGATTCTGTGTTTATTGCCTTTACCAAATAGTAATACTTCCTTTTTTGCAAAGTCTACATCTGTAATATCTGCCCGTTCCATCTCTGTTACACGACAGCCCGTACTGTACAGGAACTCTATGATCGCGGCATCTCGAATTGTCTGGCAGGTGTTTCTAAGCATCTCTAGCTCTATCGCCGTCAGAGGATTTCTCTTCGGACGTTCGTATTTAATTGGCCGGATACTACGACATGGATTGCTTCCTATGTATTGTTCATTTGCCGCCCACTCTAAAAACGAGTGTATGATTGTGCGTCTGCTATCTAGGGTGGCATTACTAAGCTGTCTTTCCTGCTGGACCTTATACAGATATACCCGGATATCGTTTGTTGTTATTTTTTCAATCTTTTTATTAAGGCAGTAGAAGAAATGCTTTAAAACCATGTTATAAAGTTCCAGGGATTTCATACTCATTCCCTCAATTTTCCGGGTCACAAAAAATACCTCGTAGCACTCTGGCAAATAGCCCTCATAAATTACAACCTCTGTGCTCTTTTTTCGAACCTCATACTCAGAGACATGAATCGTTAATTGCTTATACACGATGTTTAAATCGACATCTGAAATCAGATCAGTTATTTTTGCCATGAACTCATTAACAAATTGCTCCTGCATAAATACTCCTCCTTTGCAACTACACAAAGGCAGAAGTATATGTTATACTATTTATGCCCTTGTGGTGCTTGGAGCTAAACTGTTTGATTGGTAGTCGGGAGTTCAGCTCCGTTTTTTTGTTTACATGAGTATCATGACATATTTTATTTTTTCGAAATTTTTAGAAGAAACTTTAACCTACTTTTGCGAAAAGAAAGCACACATATATCTGTGCATTAAATACACTCTTATATGTGTGCTTTTATTTCTCTCTTTTGAAATCCAGTTTGCGTATAACTTATTACGCTTTCTTAATTTTAGAGAATACCAAATTATGCTATAAGAAATGATAATATAACTATAACTCCTACAAGCACTACTATAACGAATCCCGGCAAGCAACAAACTCTTTTAATTTTTGTACTTACATCTATATAAAAACGTTTCCAAATGTTACTTGTATAACCCGGATTATCATATTTCTGTTCCAACTCAAATATATCAAATTCTCGTGTTTCTTTCTCATATATTTTCCCTTGGGATTCATATTTAACACGATTCCACTCTGCTTTCAAATAAATATGAAGTTTCTTCACGAGTTTGCTGATATCCTCCTCAATTTGTTTCTTTATTCTTTTATCTTCTTCTCCTTCAATAAAATATCCCTTCTTATCTACTTGTATGTTATGTATTGAATCACAGTATTTTCTATGGTTTTCTAAAATAGCATCTACTAAGTTACAAATTTCTTTGTCTCTTTTATCGCAATAATTAAGTAAGAGTTTTATCTCTGTACACAGTTTTTGACATTCTGATAAATGTTCTCCTGATTTATCATAATCGCCTTTATAATATGCATTGTTATATACATTCGTCTTTGAAATAAAAACAGACACAGTGTCTCTAATTTTTTGAATCCATTCTATCCTACTTTTTGTAATTGAATTAACATAGTGGACTGCCTTATTATTTCTAACAGAAAAATAAAGTGAAATAATACTTACAAAAAAAGTGAGCAGTACCCCAATTGCAAGCAAGGCATCTTTATTTCTACTAAAAAATTGCAATAAATTTTCCATTATTAAAATCACTCCTTCTACCTCCATTATACGGCAAAAGAAGCATCTGTCACAAGCCTTAGCCTCAATCTTTGTCCTTGCATCATAACATTATTACTATTATAATCAAAAACATACGGAGGTAGTAATATGGCAAGACCAAGAAAACCAGATAGCGAAAGAGCTATCAAACAATCCGTCAGCTTCACACCGGAACAGTTGGATCGTGTTATAAAATACTGCCAGCGTGAAGAACGTTCTATCAGTTGGTGCGTTCGAAAAGCTCTGGATCAGTGGCTGGAAGACAAGGGAGTGTAATACTCCCTTTCTTTTTATTGTGTTTTGGTAGTAAGAAATGGCAAGGTTATGTCTCATTAATGCTACTTATTACAAACTTTATAGCGTCTTCATATTTTATATTTTTTTCTTTTTCTATCCTCTCAGCTACTGCTTTACATATCGCTGTTGTAAGTGTCAATATATCTAAGGTACTCCCTCCTCCTAATACTTTCACTTTTTCTCTTACTGAAAAACACATTATCGCTTTAAACATACTGTCTACCACCTTTTATCTATTGATATTATTTTATTTTTTTGTATAATGTAATCAAAAATATTTTGAAAGGACAAATTTTTATGAAAAATGAACTTGAGAAAGCACTCAAAACAGTTCCTGAATTATACCACGATACACTCCAACCTTCTGCACAAGAAACAGGTAAAATGCTTGCTCGAATACCACGGGCTATTAATGCGGCTTTTTCTGGACTCGACAAATGGATCCTAAATAGAGAATACAGCGTTGATGAAGCAAAAAAATTACTTACTGAAAAACTCAATAAAGTCGACCCTGATAAAATCGTTGAGCCAGAACCATACGTTGCAATTCCCGCAATACAAGCTATTTCCTATGCTATGAATAGTGATGAATTACGTAATCTATATGCTAATCTCCTTGCAAAATCTATGATTAGTGATACAAAAGATACTGTTCACCCTTCATTTGTTGAAATAATCAAGCAAATGTCGCCAATAGATGCACGTATATTTCAATTAATAATGAATGCTGGGTCTCGACCTCTTATTAATCTAATAGTAAAAAGGGAACATAGTGGTTCATATCCAATTCAATATCACTGCTCATGGATACAAGATTTTTCAATTAAACAATGTGCAACATCGCTTGATAGTTTATTGCGCTTAGGTTTAATTGAAATCCCATTCGACGAATATTACACCGACGAAAAAATATATAATCATGTAAAACAAAATCCTCTATTTAAAAAATTAGAACAATCCCATAAAAATTCTCTACCACCTGGAGAAACACTGGATTATGAAAAGTCTTACATAAAACTTCCTGATCTTTCTTTATTATTCTATGAAGTATGTGTCCTTAATCCTTAATAACTGCAAATCATTTAATTTGGTGCATGATACCATGCACCTTTTTCTGCTATTTTGAAATTATGCTGCTTAACTATATTCATCAATCACTCCCTTTCTTTTTTTGTATGTTTTAGTAGTAACAAATAGCAAGATTACGCCCCCTTTAGTTAATAAAGTACTATCTGTAATCTTTTCAGATAGCCGAGATTTTAATTTTAGACTTCACACTCATTGATATACTTAAAATCTTCAACATGATTTGTCATGATTTCTTTCAGTTTGTAATCGAACAACTGTGCCATCATCGCATAACCATTCGCAGAATAATGACTTGCAAAATGGTAATTTGAAAATGGTGCATGGTTAAACTCATCCCAACAATCCATGAAATAACATTTGTCGTATAAGTCGCAGGTAGCCTTGAATACTGCATTAATAGTCTTATTTGCCTGTTTTCGTGAAATTCCTGTGCAGACTATAAAGCACTTTGGAGATATTGCACGAAGTTCTGTGATGACCTTGCTCGCATACGCATAAAGAGTATCGGTATTAGTACCTGCATCATCAATAGTACCAAGTTTCGTAGAATCCTCATTCGCTCCCATGCAGACCACATATAAAGGCATTTTGCCTAATGTTTTCGTGTAATTCAAGCCCCATTCCTCAGATGATGTAGTCAACCAAGATTTACAAGTTGCGCCATGAACACCTGTCCAATATGCTTTACTTCCTGTTCTTTTCTCGACATATTTGCCCCATGAATGCTCAAGGTCTTTCTGCACAACTGTTCCGTCACTGTGAGTGTTGTATCCAACCGAAAGGCTATCACCAACACTTGCAAATTTAGAAAAAGTCCTCTTTAGTTAATTAGTGTAATTATAATCTGTACCTATATATTGTACATTTCGAAAGTCATCGGGATTGTTGTAAATTATCCAACTAATGTACGTTGCATATTCCATAGCGGTTCTTTTGTAGCCTACGGCATTACGATGTCCACCCGAATAAAAATGTTTTTTATACTCATCAGGATTATCAAAGCTTTCGGAGTATGTGTATATATCAAGTACATATACCCCTAATTTTTCAGCAACTGCTTTGATTTTACTATTACCAGTTGTCCAAGCATTGTGATAATCGGTTCTTGTTTTTGGGATTGTTACAACAAATATTTTTGCTTTTTGTTGTAACTCTAGACATTTTTGTATGATTTTTGCATAATTTCCAACAAATGTGTCAGCATTATTATTATAATTTGACACATCGATATCAGTATTAACATCTCCATCATAATTAGTGTCATTTGTTCCTAAAGCAATTATATAGGCTTGTGCTTTATTCTCTTCTTTAAAGCAATCAGTACACGCTGTTGTTTCTAGCCATGATTTAGCCGTCGCTCCCCCAACACCATAATTTCCAACTGTTGCACCTGTCATTCTCGCAAGTTGAGAAGGATAAGAATAAGGCCCAAATCCCTGTGGTTTACCAGCATATTTAACTTCTCCATTTTCGGTATATTCAAATACTCCTTCTGTCAACGAATCACCGATGCACGCTATTTTGTTAAAGATATTAATGTATCCACCATTTTCTAACAAGTTTACAAGTGGATTTTCTTCGTTAATTATTTTTTTTAACTTTTCGGGCAAACACTCATTGTTTATCGTTCTGACTAAATATTGTGTTTGCGCATACGAAACTAATTCGTAGCAATTCATCCATCCATACGAAGCGTTATTAGGTGCTATGATTTCGGCACTAGAGTCTTCATTTATATTCACGGACCCAATGACATTATTATTCCTGTCGTACAGTACAATCCACGGATAATTTTTATGAGCATGAGCATTTTTAGTATAAATTTTCTGATGCGCTTCACAATTAAATTTCAAGCAAGAAATCCAACCTGCATTTTCCTTAGACCCGTCACTTTTTACCGCATAGCCTTCTTTTGTTTCTGTGATTTCTAATTGTTTTTCTTCGCCATATTCTTCCGAAATTAGTGTATTAACCTCTCGTTTGATTTCTTTTTGTGTGTCTTCGGAAACTCCAATCAAGGCTTTTACAATGCCATTTTGATTAGCAATAACCTTGATTTGTTTACCAACAATGGTGGCACGTAAATATCCATCTTCGCTTACGTCAAATGTATACTCGTTATTTTTGTTATACTGATATCCATTTTTAAAAATTTTATCTTTGTTATATATAGCCAAACCTCTAAGATCGGATGGTTCGAACGAAATTCCACTAACTTTTACTGTCATTCCTTTTTTTATCGGTAAAAAATCGGTACATTTAGTGTCACCTAATGAGCTTATTATTCCGTTCTCATATCCAACATAGCCATCATTTTCCTGATATTTATATATCAAGTTACCTAAATCTTCCGTTATCGAACTAAGTCTGTCTCCTGTCGCCTTCGCATCTGCAGCTTTCCCTTCGACATCTAAATTTTTGTCTGTGTCTACTCCCTGTGAATTATACACACCTCCTGATATCCATTTGCTGCCGTTATGATAGTACCAGTTTCCTTTTGTATATCCTGATTCGCTGCCAACATAGACATACACTCTTGTTTTATCTGTCATTTGTGCTGCTGTCTGGGCTATAAATGGGGATCCTACTTTGTTTTCTAATTCATGTACCTTTTTATCAATAATATCGGCATTGTCGTTAAAATGCTGGATTCTATAAAATTCAGACTCTGCTGGTTTTTCTAATCCTAGATACGTTGTCTTTGACATTGTCATCATCTCCTTGTTCGCCATTATTTATTCCAGGTTTAAATACATGTTCTCTCAATTCTTTATGTGTGTATTTTTTTAACTCTCCATATGTAAACTGGGATAACAATTTATATCTATTGAATTCGATCTCAAGATTAATATATAGATTTAATGGCAGAATTTCTTCTAAAAAATTCATTACATAATCGTAAGCATCTCTTTTATCAAGAGATAACATTATTTTTGCGTTTAACACCTCGTAATCAATTTCTAATGTATAATTTTTTTCTCCTATTAGCTCATTCAATTTTTTTTGCAGACTTTCTTCAGTATATGGAAAAGAGTCTGTCCATTTTAAAAGGACTTGAAATCTCCTTTCTTCTAAAGATTGAGTATCTTGTGGCTTAATTCCTAAAATCTTTTCTCTATGTGCTACTCCTGATTCCGTAGCAGTGATTGTAGACACATCTGCATCAGCACTTAAAATATCATCTTCCAGTTTAGTCCCTGTTATTTCTTCGCTGTCATATATCGCCTTAATCTCATCTATGTTTAAAATAATATCAGGATATTCTAACTGCATATCACACTCCCCCTAACCGGGACTTCTGTATCCTGTAATGATATATTTTCTTCTACATCATTTAATAATACGTTCTGGACATCCTGGACTCCCTCTAAATTATATATGGCATTTTCTACCCCAGCTTTTCTTACAGCGATTCCTGCAGTTTCATTGGCCCATTTTTTTCTCAATGATAATAAATAGTTATCTACAGATTCCTCAATTTGAGATTGTAGTCCTTCTATTGTGTAACCTTCATCGCATACGACAGTTGCCTTCAAATTGATAATGATTGCAGATACTGCAGAAATAGTAACTTCATGACCGATAGGTGCTACACCATCACCGTTCCCTTTCACTGGGTCAATCTGTTCCTGCACCTTCTCGATCAGTTCCGCAGAAGGAACACTATAATCATCTGCTATGATAACTATATCTATAGCTCCACCTGAATTTTTGCGATATATCTTTGCTCCACCTACTCCATCAATCGCATTGATTTCCTGCTTATAGTAGGCTCTGTTGCCTGCAAATGGCTGTATTTCAAAAGATTCCAAGAGTCTCATTCTATAGGATTCTTCATCTTCTTCATCTTTCCCTTCTACAAGTAACTTAGTTAATACGGCCGTCTCAAGGTCTTCAACATCATCAAGGCACATTAATTCTCCCAGCCATCCATTCGGCTCTGAGCCGTCCTCTTCGCATTCTAAGCGGTATCTGTGTTCGTTATCATCAATCAATTCTGTGACAATGTAATTGTAATCGTCCCCGGAAAATTCTGTTCCGATTTCTACGGCTGTATTAAATTGTGCTTCAAATATGGCTGCTGTAGCATCTTCGATGTATATGCCTCGTTCCTGCCCGAAGAGAATTAAATGCTCCAGATCAGCAGTGTCGGGATACATATTATCATTTAACCGGGATAATTCTGTATATGCTTCTTCCAGCCTGGCTGCACATTTCGCGCAGGCATGATAAATCAAGCTGCCTTCTGATGTGTCTAAGCCATCCGGCATGTCTTCCATCATAGTTGACATGATGTTTTCAAACGTCATTTCCTCAAACATCCGTTTCCATGACCTCCTCTCCGTAATCAGTGATTATTTTAAATGATATATGTAATGAGCTTTTTGTCTGCGTGATCTCCAAATTTTCAATGTCTGAGATGTAGGGATTTACAGTAAGACAGTCCGTTATCATTCTCTTGATTTCGGATTGTAAAAACTCCTGTGAGTATCTATATCCAATCAGATCTTTCAGTTCACATCCATAGTCCTCTGAATATGTATAAAATTCTCCGCGGTCAATCTGCAGGGCTAAATACGCCCATACCGCTAACGCTTTGGAACCGGCCACTTTTCTTCCGGTTAGTTTTCCTGTTGAAAAATCAATTTCGAATTCTTCTGGGTAGTATTCTTCCTCATCTTCTTCAAATTCATTTTCAAATTCTTCGTCAAATGGAAACATTAGGCACTCACCACCTTACATATGATTATAAATTGTGCATCGCTTATCTGATAGACCAGAAGGAGGTCTCCCTCATTTATTTTTAAGCCATCCGCAATCAAATAATCCTCTGAATCTAAGATTTGGTTTCCAATTTTCACCTTGTTATTTTCGCATCTTCCTAGCTGCAAAGATGAAGGATTGTCTTTACTTCCCTGTTTTCTCATTATCTCTAATAGTTTTTCGTAAGAATTCAAAGTATCCTCCTTCCTTGCATCCAATGCTGCACATAATATGTCTGGTTCAGGCTGCTTATTTTTACTCCACCAGAACTGGAGCAATGAATAAATTTTGAACTGCCTATATAAATCCCAACGTGGGATACACCAGGGCGATACGTTCCTTGGAAAAGAACTAAATCGCCTTTCTGCAGGTCTTTTTTAGAAACTTTTCTGCCTTTTGTTGCCTGAATCGTAGTTGTGCGGCCAATCTCTTTTCCTGCTGCCTTTCGGAAAATGTGTGATGTAAATCCGCTGCAGTCAGATACTCCGCTATCCGGAGAAGATGCTCCCATACTGTAGCGGACCTTCCCGATATAGCTCTTTGCTTTTGCAATAACCTTATCTGCTTTGCTATTGCTTCCAGATGACGAACTGCTTACCTGTTTGTAGCCTGTACCATTTCCGATTATGGCATAGCCATACCGTTTCCCGAATTTATTGCACTGCGCGGCCGAACTCATAAGTAAATCAAAATGATAACGTCCATTTACAATATTAATCGCACCGCCAACGTCATTGACTGTATGTACTTTTTTGTCCCGGCTCGTCTTGGTTCCTAACACCTGTATCTGTGTTCCATATTTTAAACTTTTTGGACCGGCACAGGTATATTTTGATGGATCCAGTTTTTTCCCTCTGCAGTCTGTGAAACCGCCTTCCATTTTACTGTTAGATGGATAATACGCTGTAAACAATGCAGGTACTTTTTTTCCGTTAAGAATTCCGGATGAAGCAGTTGCTATGCTACCGGATGAAGAGCTCTTACTCTCGCTGTCCCCTGATGCGGTCTCCATTGCGTTCTTAAAAGCCAGTTCAAGAGTCATCGTATGGATTCCATTTTCGAATGTATGTGTATCGTTTTCGATCCAGAATGTACCGTTTAGTCCAGTGTCAGTATCATGGATTTTCAAACCATATCCGGCCAGACACCGTAAATCTCCAATCGCCGTAATAGATGCCGTTTTGTCTATTCCGGCCAAGGTATTTTTTGCCTGCCTCTTTCCGTTTCCTTTATCGACAGAAATAGATTCCTGTAAGGCTCCATATGCTTTTACCCAGTTTTTATTTGACACGGTTCCTATTTTTTTGTTCTTTGAATTGTAAATAGCAACCTTATTCACCATTGATTCGAGGCTCTCTTCATAGCTGCTTTCTGTGATTCCTCCATTCTGATAGATTTCTAAATCTAGCAATGCACCTTTTTTAATCACGCTAAAATGCTGTCCCTGCATAATAGGTTGATATTTTATCCCTTTTTTCTTTTTTGCTTTCGTGTATGCTGCAAGAATTATATTGTAATATTCACGATTCTGAAAAAATATTTTCGGGATTATCACATTTGTCTTGGCAATGTTTTTCGTCTTTATTTTCAAATCCTTGCAGATTAATCGTGCAATCTGTTCTGGCTTTTTCTTTTTAAACTTATAGGTTCCTTTATTTTTTAGGAGATACCAGAGCAGGTCATACGCCAAAAAAGAAGCCGTTCCCGCTTCCCCGGTTCGGCTTCTTCTTATTAGTTTTCCATAAAAAAGTAACTTACTATCATCATATAATTTTATTACATCACCTAGGGACGGTGTAGGGATAGAAAAATGCTTATCCCCAGCCGGATTAAGCAATGTAAACTCAACTGATCTGGCCGCTGAATAGGCACTTCCCGACCATGTAATTGTTGAGACTATATCCGTAATATCATTGTCTTTCCACTTTAATTTTATGCTCATTTCGGAATCACCAACTTCGTTCCTGCATACAGATACTTTCCCTTGCTGCTTGACTTTCTTTTATGTTTTTTTGCAGCCTTTTCAATTGTTTTTTTGTTCAACTTATAGATTTTAGTCCAGTTCGAAGATTTCCCTGTTTTCTTTTTCGCAATTTTTAAAAGCGTATCTCCCTTTTTCACTTTGTAAATAGTGCCGCCATTTTTCAATTTATTTAAAATTGATCTCAGTGTCGTTGCTGCCTTTTTATTTACCTTTTTCCCTGTTTTTGTATTCATCTTTTTCGCAGGCTTTGAATATTTTACAACGATATACTCTTTGAGATTTATCGTAAAATTAACATCACCAGTGGCATCGTTTTCTCCGTATTTAAAATTCTCTATTGATACTTCCATGTTTATATTTGCATCCCCGGTTATAATCAGCCGGGGAGTAACATTGGAATCTTTCCACTTTTCTATCTTTTTCACATAAAAATATGGTTTTTTAAATCCGTGATACTGGCAGAAGGGGTAATCACGATTCGGAAAAAAGGAACTGATCTCTATCGTTTTTAAGTTCCTTTTCCCTAGCAAGTTTACTTCGCCTTTCCGATGCACGTTTTCCGAAGTGTTTTGTTGCGAGGACTCCACCTCAAAGGAAGAAGGCAGTATTGGCAATCTAATTTTATCATTTCCGTTGTTCAGCCATATTTCCATATTATCCTCCTTATACCGGTATTGCTTCCAGTTTATCCACAATCTTATCCACAATTGCATCGATGTCTTCATCTTTCCTCACGATGACTGTATCTGCAATTTTCTCAAAACGATAGATTTTTGTACCTTCCGTTTTTGCCATGCGTACCGATCGATCATGAGGATATACTCTCGTACCACGCGGCAGATCTACAATTTCTCCACCTTTTTCATTGATCTGTACGATACCGCCTTTCCAATTCTGCGTACCTTTTGCCAATTGCGGAATTGGGGGAATATTAAATCCTCCAAATCCTTTGCCGCCGATTCCTGGCACCCAGTCCGGAACAGTAAAGTTTAATTTATTAATTCCTGATATTGCCTGATTTAAAAGTGAAATAAGTGCATTTAACGGTTTCTTTGCAATTCCCGGAAGTGCTTCAAATACTCCATAGAAAATTTTTTTCATTCCTTGCCATGCTTTTTCCCAATTTCCTGTACATGCTCCTGAGATAAATTCGATTAATCCTTTTATGATTGATACCACACCATGTACCTTATCAATTATTGTTTTTGCCCAGTATGCTATTGTTACGATTGTTACTTTCAGTCCAACAATAAATGCTGTTTTAAATAACCATAAAACTAATTTCCCAACCGGTGACAAAATCGTGGCGAAATCTGAAATAACATGCTTGATAATCTTAAATCCGGAAGAAGCAAATGCGCGTACTTCATTGATTTTATCTCCCCATTTTTTTACGTCAATTCCTGCCTCTTGCATTGTCTGTTTAATAAATTTTCCTAGTTTCTTTGCAACCACAATAATTTTATCCCAGTTTTTATAAACCAGGATCCCTGCTGCAACGATTGCAATCAAGACAGCTACAACAATTGCGCCAGGACTTGTAAGCCACTTCATAAAACTTCCTGCTTTCTTTATCCCTGTACTGATTCCATTTATCGTTTTAATAAACTTTCCTACGCCCTGAGTTGCTTTTCCAATCACAATCAATACCGGACCTACAGCAGCCGCAAGCATCATCATCTTAACTATCTGTTCTTTTTGCCTTTGGTCTAACTTTGAGAATTTTTCTGTTAATTCTTGTACCTCTTCTGCTGCTTTTGTAGCTGGAGGAACTACTACCTGCAGCACACTTCCCCCGAAGATTGTCATTGTATTTTTAGCAATATTAATAACTTTTCGGATTTTCGTCATGGAAGTCTGCATATTTTTTAAGGCTTCATCCGTAGACCCAGTTGCTTTTTTCATTTTCTTTGATTTATCCACAAAAGTATCATACTGCGCTCCCGTTAAAGCCAGCACAGCAGTTAAAGCCCTGGAGTTACTAAATAACGCTGCCATTTTATCCGATTGGCCACCAGTTTCTTTTTTAAGGATTTTTAATACGCCAGCCATGCCTTCTGCTTTAATCATGGCTTCTCCGTTTTTATAGCCGTATTTTTCCATTAATTTGCTCATGGCATCCGTCGGCTTCATCAATCCAGTAAATACGCCTTTCATCTGCGTAGTTACTTCTGCGGTATTGCCGGTTACCCCGGTAAGGGTAGCCATCGAACCAAACAGTTCCTCGTAAGAGACATTCAGAGCATTTCCAAGTGGAAATAATGGCTGCATACTTGCAGCTAATTCTTTGTATGTGGTAACACCTAATTTCTGTGTCTGGAAAGCCATATCAGATATTTTTTTAGCTGTTTCGTTATTGATACTGTTATATCCTTTCATCGCTGAAGATATCAAGGAAACCGATTCTGATACCTCCGCTCCTCCGGCTTTTGCCGCCTTCGCAGAAGTATTAAAAATTTTCTCTGTTGTTTTTCCGGAATCTCCAATTGATGAGATCATCTGGTAGACACCCTGTGTAACCGTATCAAGATTCAATCCGGTTTCATTCGATGTTTTTAATGCAGCGTTTTTATAACTTTCCAAGTGGCTATGGTCGTCTAAAAGGGTATTGACCTGTCCAAGATTCTGTTCAAAAGTATCTGCCATTTTTCCGGATGCGGTCATAACAGTTACAATCGGTACAGTTACACCTTTTGTCAGGCTTTTTCCTACTCCCTCTACACTTTTCCCTGCCTTTTTAATATCATTGGATATCTTATTTATCTTTCGTGACTGTTGCTGCATATTTTGTACAGCCTTGCTAAGAGGTGAGGAAAACTTATCAAATAATCGCAGGGTCGCATCTACAAATTTACTCATTATTCCTCACTCTCCTTTTTTATGTCCTCGATTTCCTGTTTGATAAATGCAGTCATTATCTGCCGTTCGTACTCTCCCATTTCGCAAAAAGTCCGCGGGGAAATATTATGCAGACGAAAAAGTAAATACATAATATTAACTTCACCGTCTGCATAAATTAGTTTTTTACAAATTCCTCAATATTTTCTTTTTTTCCTACCTCTTCGATTGCATCTGCAATATCATCAATTTCCCCATTAAAAAGCAGTTCGGCTAATCCTATCGGATCGCCTGCTCCAAAATGTTCGATTAGGCTTTCATCTTTTAATGACGGCTGTACGATTCCTTCTACAAGGGTCATAAGCTTAGATTCAAATAACTGTCCATTATATTTTCCTTTATTGAAATCAAGACACATAGACTGGATATCTGTCTTTTTTCTGTCCCGAATTCTTCGGATAATGATAGTTCCGTCACCGGTCCATTTTTTCATGTTGCGACTCTCATATTTTTCTGTGATTTCTTCTGTTAATGTTGTTCTGTCTACATTTAATAACTTTTCAACTAAATTCATATAATCTTCCTCCTAATTAATCCAGAATTGTATCAATAGGCTCCACACCATCGAAAGTGAATGGATAGCTTTCTTCGCCAAGTTTTCCTGCCTCCCAATCTATTAATGTTACCTCATCAAACGTTACACCTGTTAGTTTCACTCTTTCATTTCCTGCCACCGCTGGGTCATCAATATCTGAAATAATCGTAACAACAGGGCTTTTCCCTTGCTTGATATCCTCAAGCAATTTTAAAATAAAATAAGAAGATGTCTTATTTAATTTCAATGTGCCTGTGCCCTCTATTCCTGTAATCTTCTGTCCTTTTGCAAGCGTGCCTGTCTGCGTCACATCCGTCTTCGTTAACTTATATTTTGCCTGGAGTGCTGTTGCCTGCGCCATATAGTCAGAGTCAATCCACACCTTTCCCCAGGTTCCGTTCAGTACCATATCCGGTTTAAAAGTCTTACTCATGTTTTCCTTGCTCCTTTATTAAACTGTAAATTCAATTTTGAAATCTTCCATCGCTTCAAGCATTTTCCCTTCGATTTTCAGAAAAACGAACTGATTTGTTGTTGCCTTTTTCAGTTCATCTTCTTTCATAAGAGAGGTATCTATTCCTTTTTCTTCCAGAAATTCTTTATTAGCTGCGACATCAATTTCTATCGTTGCTGCTTCAAAAATCTCACGCTTTACAAGTTCATCTAAATATTCCTGACAGGCAGAAATAAGCAAGCACTTATTATCGTAAGTGTTTTTATACTGCCCGACCCAGTTTTCTTTGATAGTCTGTACTAAATCAGTAAAGACTTTATCCATGAGTGCAACCAGTTCAATTTTTGAATAAATTTCACTTTTCATTGCACTTGGAGAACAGAAAGAATTAACCGCTCTTCCGAGACGAATGGTATTTCCATCTCTGAAAACAATTAATTCCCCGCTGTTTACTTTTGTATCCATTTCTGCTTTTGAATGTTTCGTGCAGTCCGTTGCATCTGTTAACGGGGTATACGTCGCTGACTGTGTTAATGGGGTACCTGCAAGGATTCCAGCTATCCTGGAACAAAAAGTATCTGATGTATATGTCTTTTCATCAACCGTCACGCTTTCTGTGGTATAATTAATAATTCCTTCTGTATCCGCTTTTACTCCGGCAAGTACAGCTTTTACACGCTTGCCGTTTTCTCTCATTGTTTTTATCCAATTTGTAACCGTCTCAACTTTTTCTGTTATATTAGTGCCAAATGCCAGATAGTCGAACTGAATAGATTCTAATTTAATAAGAACGTCTTCTAAATCTTCATATCCTTTTTTACAGAATGCACATACTAATTTTTGCGGTTTTTCTCTGCCTCCAGCAAGTGCAAAATTAATCTGCGTCTTTGCAACTTCGTCAATATCCTCACCCATTTCATCGCCCGGAAAATATTCCTTAACATCAAGTGCTTTTGTATTTTCTAATACAAGGGCAACAATACCGTTATCACTTCTGTCCTCAATATTTTTCGCCAATTCCCGAAAAACTACATTGATACTAGGCATTCCCATCGCCATTCTTATTCCTCCTCTTCTTTTAAAATCTTCGTCTTTATCTCGTAATGTGTCATATCTTCTAAATCCTTATATTTCATTCCCTCAACAATTTTGTAGCAGTTATAATCTTTCTGTTTAAGACCTGCTCTTTTAGCTTCAAGATTAACTTTTACATCTTCCATTGTTTCGCCTGTTTCTGGTTTGTACAGGGACTCGTAAAAATCAAGATTAAATAAAAAGCGAGGGATATTCCCCCGCTCTCCAGTATAATCGGTGTCAAAGTCTGACACCGGAAGTAACCTTTGTTCTATTTTTAGATGTGTCAAAAATGCCTGCCTCATTTTTCCCATATCTTTTAACACAGTAGCTTCTGTTCCTTTTTCATTTTTCCCATACATCATCACAATTTCCACTGTATAATCCTGATGATATATGTTCCTTGTCTCTATTTCTCCTTTTCCCCATACTCTCGCAAACAGGCAGGGAAATTCCATCCCTTCGACTAATCCAAATTCGTACACAGGATACTCGAAATTTCTTCGGAGAGTGTCAACTACCGCTTTTTTAATATCATATTCCGAAATCACAGCTTGCCATCCTCCTTCAATTTTTCAAGTGTCTGTTCTACTCGTTTTCCATGCTCTTTATCCCATTCTTTTAAAACAGGTCTTAAAATCTGCCTTCCAGGAACAAATCCTGTAATCTGTCCGCCATCTGATCTACGTTTTCCTTTTCTGGTATATGGTATTTTCATTTCATGTCCTTTTTCAATCAGATGCCAGTGTGGATTTTTCTTTCCTTCTGCCATAAAATCAATCATATAGCATCCGGCAACATTTTGTACCGAACCTAATCGGAATCCTTTTGTCAGATTTCCGGTATGTTCTTCTACGGCTGATTTAGCTTCTTTTTTTACTGCTTTTACGAAATCTTGTCCTTCTTTTTTTAACGTCTTTTCAATATAATCCGGACAGTTTTTTGAGACATCTTCAAGGGCTTGCATTAATTCTCTATAGGATTTTTCATCAAAATCCAATTCCATCGACATTCGCACCACCTGCTTCTTCGATTGTTTTCGCATGAAGAACAAGAAACTTATCTGCTTCATTCTCATTTTCTATATAATCAATACAATACAATTCTCCTCGATAACGGATTTTCATTGTTTTATCAATCCCTTTCCGGTACCTTATTTCGAACTGCATCTCATGACTGCCTTCGTTCTTATAATTTTTTGTATTTTCCGAAGACTGGATCAGTCTGGCTTTCGCCCATACTTTTGCAACTACTATTTCTTTTCGAATTTCCTGATTCAATTCATCTTTCGAAAATCCCATTGCGATTATTTCAATTTTTTTGTTCATCTGCCCTGGGTTTCTCATGATTCATCACTCCAGTTTTCTAATTGCAATTGCAAGATAATTGTTTTCATGATATTAGACATTTTCTCACCGTTTCTGCTTTCTAGCAGGGTACGGTTATCATACATATTTTGCATAAATAAAAACAGTGCAAGTTTCACTCTCGCACTGTTGTCAATATCAATATTTCCTATTGCGTTCTTCAGCGTTTCCTCTGCCGCATCAAGGATAATCCCCAGTGAGGAATCATCCTCTTCAACTTTTAAGAATTCCGCTGCTTCTGATAAAATTCTGATTCGCTGCTGGGGATCCATTCTTTATCATCCTTTCTGTGCCTTTAAGAACTCCTCAATAATTTCCGCTTTTGTTTCCTTTGTAATGGAATAGCTCTTTTCTGTCGCAATTTTCTTGATTTCTTCGATGCTTAACGCTTCAAGCTGTGAACGTCTGTATTTTCTTGCTGGTTCACTGATTTCTGTTGCTGGGATTTCTGCTTTGACAACTGCAGAATCATCAATAATCTGGCAGTCTAATCGCTCTCTGACCTTAATTCCTGTCTGGTCTTTTTTCCACAAGTCTCCAGCTTCTGCAGAAATATCAATCGTCATATTTTCTCTGTCAAATAAAACAAGAGCCTCCTTTAAGTTACCACAATACAGAGGGACTTTTCCGGCTGAATTCTTGATTGTTCTATTCGAGACAACTCTTACCGGATAAGAACCAAACAGGAGCCGTCTTGTCGGCTGTGTCGGGTCTTTCTGTAAAATATAATCACCGTCTTTGTCCTTGAGCTTATCAAGCCAGTTGAAACCACTCTGGTTTGTAATGATTTTTGAGCCTGCTGCTATAGCTGGATCAAGTTCTACGTTAAAAATATCTTTCAGGCCATCTACGTCCGTCACTTCAACTTCAAAGCCAGAGGTCATTTCATCCAACTTTTTTAAAATGAGATTGTTTCTTGTCGCGCGGCATTTTTTTGCCGCCCAGTTCGTAAGGAATGCAATAATATTGGTGTCAGAATCTTTTAAAAGCTCATATGTAACTTTTAAGATACCGCCAAATTTCTTGACTGCATACTCAACCTTCTTTAAAACAGGAGTATCAACATCTGGGAAAACACTCTCTTCGTCAATGGTATCAAACGGTACACTGTCTGCATTTACCTCGTAAACCCTGCTTCCTTTGATGTTTGATGTGTTCTCAACAGTCACCTCATTCTCAAGGGCATCTTCTGAACGTCTTAATTCTCGAATCTGCGTGGAAATATCTGCTGGAACGGTTAGACCACCATCCGGATCACTGCCTTCTCTCATAGAATTAAGAATTTCCATATCTTCCTTCGATACAGGTTCTCTTCTGATTCCAGACCGGATTGCATTTACGAAAGTCTTTACAATCGAATTCTTTTTGCCGAAGTCTCCGGCTTTTCCTGCTGCTGCCTGTGCTTTCACTTCTTCTAAGTCTTCTTTGTCCAGCGCATCGAGCATATCATATTTTTTCTGTAAATCTTTCAGTTCTTTTTCCGCTTCTGTCGCTTCTGCCAGTTTGTCCGCTGCTATAAGATTGCGGATTTCAGTTTTCTTTTCATTAATCTTTGCTGCCAATTCTCTTTTCTTATCCATTTCTAATCCCTTTCTCCATATTGCTCTAAGCTGGCTAACAGCTCTTTTTTCTTGTTCTCCCGGTCTAATCCGTCTTTTATCCCGGTTTGTACCGCTCTTGCAATCGCTTTTTCAATCTCTTCCCAGCTTGCCGTTTCTGGTACTGCGATTTTCTTTTCACAAACATTTCGGGGCACATTTTTGTACGAATCTGTAAAAAAGCTCCCTGCATAAGCCGCTGCAGAATTGCTTTCTTCTACTTCTACGTCAAACAGTTCTGCAATCTCATCTCCCACAAGCCAGGATTCTTCATTTACTTTCTGATTGATTTCTTCTTCACTGACTTTTGCTTTCGTCATGTAAGTCTGAATGATTGCTTTCTGGCATCTGTCCAGAGTATCAGCATCTTTGCGAAGTTCATCTGCATTTTTACTTGTAAAAAAATAAGAATTTGATGGTTTATGAATCATCATAGTTGCATTCGCCGGAACAATAATCCTATCGCCTGCCATTGCGATGACTGATGCGATAGAGGCTGCTATACCATCAATATAAACTGTTTTTTGTGCAGAATTTCTTTTAAGCATATTGTAGATAGCAATTCCGCCAAAAACGCTTCCTCCACCAGAATTGATATGAATATTGATAGAGGACACTCCATCCAGATTATCCAGAAATTCTTTTACGTCACCCGGTGCCATGTCGTCCTCATACCAACTGGACTGCCAAGTCTCGCTGGCAATATCGCCATAAAAAAATAAATCAGCGGAATCTTCCGTCTGATTTTTGATTTCCATAAAGCCACATTCGCATCTTTTGCCGTTGCGGTCTTTATTCATAAATTTAATTTTCTTCATTTCCGCTATTTCCTCCTTTCTCATACTGCTGCCCTGCCTGCTCGACAGGAATAAAATTGCCATTCATAAGTAGGCGGTCACCGCCTTCTTTATGCTCTTTATCTAGGAATTCTCTTCCTTCATTTATGGTATATAATCCATTCTGTATTGCAGAAGTAATCTGCCTCATCTGGCTTTCTGAATCTGTTCTCAGGATTGATTTTTCATTGAATTTACAAACTTTATTTGTACCTGCGTACAGTTTGTATGTAAATTCTTCTTCGTATTGTTTCAGTGGAAACAGCATTGTATCCACCAAGAATGACAACTGCTGCATCTCAGAATTCGCATAAGACGATTTCTCATAATTGTTGATCTGATTCGGCTTTACTCCAAAAGCTCCAGCAATCTGTAAAGCACTGTATTTTTTTAATTCAAAAAATTGTGCATCAGTTAATTTGTAGTTAAGAGGTTGCAGCTGAAATCCTACCGGAACAGGAACAATCTTTCCGGCATTCGATGGGCCTGACAGGTATTTTTCATATTTGTTGCGAAGCTTTACAAGATGTCCTTCGTCCAATTCTCCGACATATTGCAGAGCCATCGCCGCAGTCAGACCGCCTTTATAGAGGTTGCTCATGTAATCCTGGCTGTCCTTTGCTCCGTATATGGTATCTCCGATCATATCTCTGACCGGTATCCCTGTGTAACCATCCATCGACATAGACGTTTTAACGTGTATCACATCATCTTCCGGAAATAGATAATATTCTCCGTCAAGAGGATCTGTATATTGATAATATATCTTGCCAATTTTCCCGAAGATTCCACGATTATCATAAATCGGGGTAACATAATTAGATTGCATCAACCAAATTCCATGAGTCTTTATCCCTGCTCTTGAAATGTTCCGCTGGATCCACGCATAACCATTTCCATAATGATTGCGATTGTTTTCTAATGTTGTCATAAAAATAGCCGGAGTAATATGAGAATTTGGTCTAACTGTCAACAAACGAGATACATCGTCTGGTTCTGCTCTTACCCGTCCTCTCCCTGGCATATCTTCATAAACTTTGATCGGCAGCTTTCCCATAGTTTCGCAAAGTACCTTCATGCAAGTGTAGTACGTCACCTCACGCAGTTCACTTTTATTTCTATAGCCGATTCCCAGCCACTCCGCGAAATCTTCCTCGCTCATACCTTTTGTTGGAGAGCCTCTTCTCCAGTTTGTAATTGTATCTTTTATGCTATTAAAAATTCCCATTTTACCATTCTTCCTCTAAAAATCTATCAAGATATTCCTGCTGCGTGTTTCCAAATTCGTGATACAACGCAAGCTTAAAGCCACATAAGGTAGCATCTACAGGGTCAATCTTTTTCTTTGTTGCATCCTTATCGATCTTAATCAGTCCATTATTCTGGCGAATGACGGCATTACTCATAGCAAAATTTAAAACCGGATTATACAGATAATGGACAGCCTGCATATACACGCATTCGCGGAAGTTCTGTGTAGATTCGTTTAATGATTTATGACTCTGATATACTTCCTCAACGTCATACCCTTCATTCGACATATCAAGCATGATCTTTCCGGCATTCGCCGGATCGAAACAAAGGCATTCAATCGCCAGGTGGTTTTCTCTGCAGAAATTAAGAACGTAGTCCATAACTACGTTCTGATCCACAACTTCTGTATTTGTGATTGTAATAAATCCTTCCTTTTCCCAGGCATCATATGGGACCTTATCAAGAAATACTCGCTCCATTAATTTTTCTCTGTTTGGAATAAATGAATGAGTAATAACTATGTATTCTGTCATTTCCCGGCCACTGGCATCCAGTCTCCCATTTCGAAACGGGATAACAAAGGCGACCGATGTGAGGTCAATCTTGGAAGACATATCAAAGCCAACATAAACAGACATTCCAATTATATTAATCGGAAACTCCTTTCTTTCGCAGGCTTTCCATTTTGCCATGTTCATATAACCGTTCTTTTTTTGCTGTACCCAAATGTTCATCATTTTTGTTAAAAATGCAATCATTTTCTCCGGTACGATCTTAGCGATCTCATAATCGCCTCTGATTTTTTCGCGGCCTTCTTTGTATGTCATTCGGATAGGATTTGCTTTATACCAGTTTTTTTCGTTGTTGATATCATCTTCTGCATCCAGTTCCATAATATCTATCAGATATTCATCGTTCGTGATATCAATGTCCGGATTCAGTACCTTTCCGCAATAGTCATATTCCTGTGTATAGCAGGGGTATGTTAGATCCATACCGGCAGTTGTGATAATCATCAATAACGGCTCTTTTGTGTTGGATCCAAGTGCAAGGTCAAGAAATTCTGTCGTTTTATGCTGGTGATATTCATCAATAATCAGTCCGGCCGGATTACTTCCATCTCCTTCTTTTCCATCCTGCTTTGATAACGTTTTAATAAAACTGCCTGTTTTTATATGGGTAATAGCTATATTGGTGATTTTAAATTTTTTCTTTAACGGGGAATTATTCAGCATTAATTTTGCTTCATCAAAAACAACTTTCGACTGGTCTCGTTTTACTCCCGCTGTATAATATTCATACACTTCGCCATTCTTAGTGGCCTGAACCGAAATTTCATATAAGGCTACCCCTGCTTCTTCCTGGGACTTTGCATTTTTTCTGGCCACTTCGACAAAACTCTTTTTAAATCTCTTATAACCATTTTCTTTTCTTCTCCAGCCGTAGAGCTGGCATAGATGAAACTGTTGCCAGGCTGTAAGTTCTATCGGCTTTCCTGCGAGAACGCCTTTTGAATGTCTCAAACACCGAAACCATTTTATGATTTTCTGTGCTTCTTCTTCATCCCAGTAAAAAGAGCAATCTTTATTTTCTGACCGCTCCACATCCTGCAGGAATCTCATGCACGCCCATATATGCTTTTTCCCTGAGATTATTTTGCCGCTTATACAATCCCTTGCATATCTGATCAGGCGGGTCTTTACCGTCAAATGTCACCAAACTCCTCTTTAATGTCATTATCCATCCCCTCTCTGGCAATCGTTGCGGCTTTTAGCCTGGAGTCAATCGTTAATCCACACATAGCAGCGAATTTTCTCATTTCTTCTGAATACTGTTTTTGCACATCCAACAGCGGATTTTTTATTAAAAAACTTCCCCTTTCGGTATGTTTTTCGATAACTTTATCCTTATTTTTCAGTTCTTTTGTCACAGAAATATAGGACGAAAAGGCATTACAATAGCATCCAAGATTATTGACATCCAGATTTCCAATCACATCAATCTGCATTTTTTCAAATTCAGAAACGAGCCTCTTAAATTCATTTTTTGCTTTTGCATCAATCAGCCAGGATGGCGGTTTTTCCAACATTTCCTTGCCAGTTGTTATCATTGCTTCTTCCTGCTTTTTGTTCTCCTGCTGCTCAACTGTCAGGTTCCCTTTTTGCATCCCTAGTGGTTTTCTATTTTTTGCCATTTTCTCCCTTCTTCCTGCTTTTGAAATTTTTATTTAGAATTTTGTGAGAAGAAGAGAGGGGCATGCGGTCTGTAGGAGTTTGTAAAACTTTTACATATCCCCTACCCCATTTGCAATCCACTTCTTCTCAAATTCTTTTAGACATATATGAAGCTCTCTTTTTACCAAATTTTCATCCTCTTTCTTCATCCTGGCATGTATTTCTGCGTGGCTTTTATTCGACAGAGGGATGAGATTGGATACATCAAGCCTTTTGTTCCAGTCCTGACTAATCGGTACAATATGATGGACCATATCAGACGGTGTTACGTGTCCCGTCTTGTAGAAAACATAGACATCCATATACATATATTTGGCTCGAACAGTATTACTTGTCATCTGCCAGGCTCTCGAACGATAGAACTCTGTATTCTTTTTATTTCTTTTGTATCTATCATAGTCCTTGTTGCGTTCCTTCTTCTGTGCCTTACGGTACTGTACCAGGCAAGGACATGTTGTCCCCTCCAAAATTCTTTTATGACATCGTGGACATCGCTTGTATATTGGCATTGTTCTCTCCTTTTTCTAGCAAAAGAAAAAACCATATCGATGTATACCGATATGGTTTTCTCTAGCTACACTTATTTTATACAAAAGGAGGCATCCATCCTATGGAAACCACAAGGCACCATCTACCTTGCTCGAGTATAACTATATCCTATTTTTTTGTGACAATGTGGACAAAACGGACATTTTTATATTTTTTTGAGAAATCTTTCAAATTCTTTTCTGACACCTTCTTCTGTTGTATTATGTAGTTTTGATGATATCTGTCTCCAGGTTAAGCCCTCTAAGTATTTATATCTGATTATTCGCTGCATCCGTGGGGTCGCACGATTAATGATTACTTGCACCTGCTGTTTGATTTCTTCCGCTTTTCTTTTTCTTTCTTCCAGGACTACGTATTCAGAATCAATTTTCTTTTCAATCACTGTTTTGTCCGGTCTTCCGGAGATAGAAAAATTTTGTTCTGTATAGGGGAATTCTCTCATGCTTCCTTTTACTTTATCATATACAACTATTCTTTTTTCTGACTCTAATTTTTTTATGTCCTTCTCTGTTTCCTTTATTAGTTCGCAAGCATCTGTATATTCGCTCAGCAGTTGTTTCGCATTCATATCTCATCGCCCCTTTTTTGTCATAAAACCGTTATTTTGTATATTACTATTATATCAAATACTCTTCTTTTTCTCTATGTGTTTTCCCTTTTTGTGTAAATATTGTCTCTTTTTATACGGAATCGTTTCTGCCTGATCACAAAAGCTATCCTCTTTTACTTTTTCTGCTCTCTTTGTGCAGAAGCCATTCGGAAAGCGATAATTACAATCTTTACAATAGCACTGTGCAACTGGTGGTTTATCAAAGCGATGCTTGCATTTATATTTGAGTATCAGATTCTGAATGCCAAGAGAAGTAACGTAGATTGTATTGCCTACAACTCCTATAATCAGTATCCAGAATACACATTCTCCAATTGTTTCATATAACATTTTATACTCCTTTTTCAGTTTGACATATCTGCTATTTTGTCAACTACTTTTAAAATTATTTCTTCTTATATATAGTTACGTTTTATTTGTACTTCACTTTTACATACACTTTCTATGTCAATGTCAATACATAATATCAAACGCTGCCATGGTCTCATCTATATAATCCTGCTCTACTCCGATGTATCTTAGAGTTATATGTATGTCTGAGTGGTTATATATCTTCATCAACATGACAGCATCTTTTGTCTTTTGATAAACATGATATCCAAATGTCTTTCTCATTGTATGAGTTCCAACATGCTCCACACCGAACTTCTCCGCTGCTTCTTTTATGATATTATAGGCCTGCTGTCTGGATATCGGTTTATTTTCTCCCTGCCTTGATTTAAAGAGATATTCATAATCCGGTTTGTCCCGGATATAATGTTCTATCGCTTTTTGCAGCCTTTTATTTACAATGAATTTTCTTTCTTTTCCCGTTTTCTTTTCCCTTAGTCCGATGCTCCTTTTGTTTTTTACATCTCTGACGCGGAATCTTAGGATATCACTGATTCGGAAAGCTGTGTAAACACCAAACATCCACATCAGGTAGTCTCTTTCGTTTTTCGCTTTCAGATAGTCTGCAATATCCTGTACAGTTCCTTCGTCTCTAATCGGTTCAACGGTATTCATTATTTAATTCCTTTCAGTGTCAGAGTCTGACACGTTATTTTTCTAGTTCTCTCCGAACGTTTTCAGCAAACATTGTGCAATATCCATGTTCCATCCTCTTTAATAATCCTCGTAAGCCCTTTCCCCATTTCGTCCCTTATATAGTTTTTTCAGTGCTCGCCCTAAGCCTTCGTTTAATCTATCGTCCGCCTCATGCTTCGCCGAAATATTGCCATTCATCATCTTGTTTCGCCAAGATGTAAGGATCCTTGTGTCTTCGCTCTCCCGGTACGGTTCTGGCAATGGCATCCATGCTGTTACAAAATAGCCTAAATATGCATATGTTTTGTCTACAAATGGAGCATAAAAAGCTCCTCCTTCATCATCTACTTTCCAAGTACCTACAAGTGGTCCTTGCTTTTCGTCCGCAAATGATAAAAGCACGCGCTGTCCATTATATGGTTGTTTTTCAACCGGCATCCATTTCTTACTCATTTTTTTCTCACATCCGCTCATATTTTACAGCTTCCCCATCGTCCATCCTTATATGGATAATCGTTGGGTACTTACTTGCTCCACAAGAATATTTCGCGCTTACAATGCCCACAGGATTGTGGTGACTGTCTTTGCATTTATTACAGCTATGACTGTCTTCATACGCTGTACCACAAAATTGACAAATATAACGTTTTTCTTCTATCATCTTCCAGCCCCTTTCATGGAATCGTCCCTCAGTTTATTCCTCCAATACGTTACTATTTCAGCATCTTCTATTTTTTCTTGTCTCTTTATTAAGATCACTGCAATGCATATTGTTGCAGTAATTCCAATCCCTATACCAATCAGGATCATTAACAGTGCCCATTTAATCAAACCAGTAGTCATATATACCAATCTCCTTTTTTCTTTTTTTCTTTTTGGATTTATGTTGGGAAAACCAAAAATCATTACCATTCCAGCCGAACGTGCATTTTAAGGATTCTGCTATCTTTATGACGTTCTTAATCGTTGGAACCGTTTTTCCCATTTCATATTTACTTATTGTTGAAACATTAATACCCGTTTTCTCCGAAAGTGCTTTTTGTGAGTAGCCTCTCATCACCCTTGCATCTCTCAAATTATCAGCAAAATTGCTTTCTTGTTGGTCTGATATTTCCCAGAGGGGATAAAAGAAAAAATCTTTTTTATCCCATCCAAAGCCACATTTTAAGGCATTTGCCACTTCAACAGCCTTTTTTACTGTGATATTCACTTGTTCATCTTCGTATTTTTTTATTCCCTCTGCTCTTATTTCTATTTGCCTGGCAAGATCTGTTCTCGAACATCCCTTTATCTCTCTTATCTCTTTCAAGGCTTCTCCAAATGTAATTCCCATGTTCCTCCTTTCTCCTCCGGAAATCCGGAGGAATCAATGGCATATAGCTCCGTGTTCATATCTGGAACCGTTAACAAGTTGCTATGTAAGTATAAAAATCCTCTAAAGAGGTGTGTCCAGCTTATTTCAAGATAACATTATCTATATTTCCGATAACAATCGTTGACTTACCTGTTGCGTCAGTCTTAACTTCGAAATCAGCTCGTTTATTATATGTTTCCATCGGAATTGAGATTTCAATTCCACTGTCAGTTATTAAAACCTGTTTTTCTAACTTCTTTACAGTGTTCTCATTGACAACGGTAAAATTATCGTACTGCAGGTCATACTGTTCTACCTTTTCATCGAATTCTGCTTTCTTTTCTGGGCTTTTTCCAAAGAGTTTGTTTCCAATTTCTTCGACATCAAAAGATTGCCGATCCACATATTCTTTTTGCAAGGCACTTTTCGTATCCATTTTTGTTTTTAGATCTGCCCCATCATATTTATTGGAGATATTATTAATAACTCGTGTCAGAATGTTCAACTTTTTTTGGGGTGAAAAACTCGTATGGCAGACAAGAAAATTTTCAGACAAATAATAAACTTTCTCACCATTTACCTCATATCTTTTTTCTAACAGCTTTATGCTGTAGTCGGACAAGTTAATAATTGCCGCTTCTGGCACCCGTGAAGTTGCCGAAATGAGTGAGCGACCTCTCAAGAGTCCCACATATGTATAATCACCTTTGTGAATGCTATCATGATTATAATTTCTCTTGTAATTCATTTTTAACAATGCAAGGTAAATAGTCCCTTCTGTCTGGAAGGTCACAAATAATAAATCTGCTGCCGGAATATTAAGTCCTTCTCCCATAGCAGCATAAAGTTTATTTGCAATCATCCGACTCGTTTCAATAAAGGACGCATCGTTTGATTCTTCCCAAGCTTCCAAGATAGAGTGGATCGGGGAAAATTCCGAATCAAATACGCAATTCTTTGTATCATCACTGGAAACAATCTTGTAAATGTGATTGCGAATAAAATCATGCATCTCTGGACCTGGATTCAATAATGCACCTGACAAAATGCATTCTCCATGGTCAGTATCCAAGATATGTAAAATAGCTTTTCTTATCACGATATCATCTCTTGTTATCATAAGCTCCCCTTTCTGATAGCCAGTGTCAAACATGACGGCCAGCAAGTCTTTGCTCTAATTCTACAAAATCATAGTCTCGCTGTTCAAAATTATGAAAACTATTATTGCCGTTACTACTCGGTGTGGCTCGCTGCTTTTGATTCTGTCTGTTTTTAATCTCCCACGTTCGTACACAAGCCCTCCAGTCTTTCATTTTATTCTTGCCTACCATCCAATTTTTGCTTTGGTAGAGATTAACAAAGTATTCTGCATCGATATCATTACCTCGCTCAAGGCAATATTCTCTAACCTCCTGTATGGTTGGTGGTCTGAATATCTTGCGTGGCTTTTTGTCAACGTTCTTTGATGGTTCTTGCGTGTGTGTCCCACACACTATATTATCTTTTATATTATTATCTATATTATATATATTATGGGGTGTCATTTTGACACCGGTTTTGGTATCATTTTGACACCTCCCCCCTGTCATTTTGATACCACCATCCTCGCATTTTGATACCCCCGGTGTTATTTTGACACCCCCAGTATCATTCTGAGATTTCTCATATTCCTCTGGCATCACTGCAGTATAATTGTTAATTATCATTCCATTTATTGTGACGGTTCTTTTTTTAATCACTCCCATCTCAATCAGTTTCTTTAAAATTCTCATAGTAGTTGATTTTGATGTATTCAACCATTCGGATATATAGCTAATAGATCCTTTAAATTCTGATTCCCCGTCCTGCGAAAACCCATAAATCAGGGCATACGCAAGTAATTCATTTCCTTTCAAATTAAAATTCTTGACCATCCAGTCCTGCACTGTAATAAATGCCATCTTAATACCTCCCGTTGCTGCCCTATTCTCGCAAAACTTAATTAGATGTGTTCATGAGGCTGAAATGCTTCAGCATACATCTCAGCCTCTTTTGCAATAAGTTCATTGTATCGTACAATATATTCGTCTGGAGTAATAGCGTCTTCCATCAGCTCATTTTCTAACTTATCAAGTTCTACCTTAATATACGCTCTAAACTCCTGACGGCTTATTTCACCTTCTGTAAATTTCTTATGTAATATTCTGAGTTTGTGATTCATTGTTCATCCGCTCTTTCGTTCGCTGCATAACTCTTTTCGTATGTTCCGCAATCTCCTTGCACTTTTCTTTATATCTGCCATAGGCAGTTTTTTTCTTACAAGGCTGCCCTCCAGCACAACGGTCTCGCTCCATACAAAACTCACAAGGATCCCTCATTATTTATACCTCCTTATATTCCGGCATCTGCATCCAGGCAAAAATCTTTTTACGGCCTGTTGTAACATCTTCACCATCTCCCCATTTATTATTTGTAGCAACTCTCCAGGTGTTATCTGGTCTCCTAAATCCTTCATGAACTCTGATACTATTATTAAGAATTTCTGTTGCTACCAATACAGGCACAAACGGGAACGGAACAATATTGTCCGAAAGTTTGTACCACTGTCCTGGTATGCCGTCAAACTCTGATAAAGAACTCGTTTCAAAACTTTCAGATTCTCCCGTGTCCTTCGCTGGCTCCTCTTCTAACTCTTTTTGTTCCTTCTGTTCTTGAATTGGTTCTTCCTGCTTAATTCCCTCTGGTTCCCGAACTCCCCAGGCATATTCCTTTTTCGCAGGCAATGCAGTATCCATTTTTTCTTTTATGTCATCAACCTCTGTTTTGACACTATCAACAGGTTCTTTGATATTACCTGTTTGTTCATCCTCTGGATGCATCATCGTAAAAGTAGGCATCTGCACCGCTGCCTTTTTCTCCTGATCTGGTGCTGGAATATCCATTTTAATTTGTCCAGGAATATTCTTCTCTTCATATTCCCGCTTGATATCCTTGATATCCTTTAAGGTCACTTTTCCATTTTCATAATATTTTCTAACCACTTTAACTTGTAGTTGGGAATTTAATCCTGCCGCTTCATATGCAACAGAAAATGGAATCTTATCTTGCTTCAAGAGTGATTTTAATCGCTCAAATAGATTATTATTGATGCATTCGATTTGTGCCACTTTTGTTTTTGACAGTCCTAAAAAGCTTGCAACAATGTCCCGAATCCTTCCAGATTGCAAATCATATCCGGGGACGTTCTGCCCCCTTTCTTTTAAATTTCTAAAAGTGGCTGTGGCTTCTTTAACTTCCATTAACAAATCTTCATTATTCTTCTCACGATAAGAATTTGTTGCCATTAACTCCAGCCGCTCCATATCCTCATCCTGCGGGCAGCTAACTTTACAGGTTACTATTTCATATTCTTTGCAGCCTTCATCCACCAGCATATTTAAAGCAAGCCAGCGTCTTTCCCCGGATAATATCCGGTAATCGCCTTGTTCGCAGGGGGCATATATCACTTCGAGATTTTGCCGGAGTCCAACAGTTTTGATATTGGATTTAAGGCTTTCTATGTTTTCCAGATTGTAACGGTTTTCCTTATTGCGATACATCCGCTTTATAGAAATATCTTCTGTCCGGAAGTGAGCAGACGGAATCTTCGTTGCTTCCGCTTTTGTCTTTGCATTAAGCATATCTGCTATCGAAAAGCTTCCCATCTGCCTCACCCTACCTCTCTTACAATCTCTTCAACAATTTTTCTATAGCTGGCTGTTACGTCTGCTTTCTTTGCGTGTTCTGGTAATGGCAGCTTCTTTAATGTTGCCTGCTCTATTACTGTAGACTGTTTGATATTTGTAGAAAAATAGCCTAATCCGCTTCTCTGCTTTACCCAGGTTTCCATTCCCTTAAAAGCAAGTGTATTTCGTGCCATATTAAGAAGAATTTTGACTTCAACGTTTCGGTTAAACACTCTGATTTCCGCAAGCTGCATATTCAGATTTTCAATTGCGCTTACCTCAAAGCCTCCTGCTTTCACTGGTGTTACGACCATATCGGCAACGACAAGAATATTCAAAATCACCATATCTAATAAACGTCCACAATCGCAAATACAATAATCATAATCTTTGCTTACTTCTTCTAATGCATTCTTAAAACGAAATATCTGCTCTGTATCACTAAGATTAGAAAGGGTAATTGCTGTACCCATCAGATATCCGCCTGTAGGTACAATATCAATATTTGAATATCTTGTATGATAAATAATATCTCTGGTTGAATATCTCCCTCCCGTTGTAATATGATTCTCTAAAAGATTTGTAAGACCCGATTCGTCATTAATCCCAAAGCTCGCTGAAGAATCTCCCTGCGGATCCGCATCAACCAAGAGGACTCTTGCCCCCATTTCCTGCCCTAATATGTATGTCAATGCGTTGGAAGTTGTTGTTTTTCCCACGCCGCCTTTCGGGGTCATTACCGCAATCACTTTCATTATTCTGCCCCCTCCTTTGCCAGCGTATTATCATCAAACCATTTAATTCCTTTTTTATTCCAGCGCACTACTGGTACCAGGACAGTTGATCTGCTTGTTTCTAAAATTTCTTTTCCTTTTGCTAAGCTGTGTATCATTTTTTCCTCCAGTTTCTTTTCTCTTTTTTACCAAAAATTGCCTCGTATTCTGTCAGCCTTTTACCGTCCCGAAGAATAAATACTTGGTAAAAATATTTATCTTCTTCGGCATCTGGCGATGGTGAAACATACAATTTATAAAGCCTGTCCCCTCGCTGAATCTCGCCCACATAGGATATATCCTTCCTGTGCAGCGTATCGTCAACGGAATGGGCCTTCATTAATTTTTTTGTTAGATCTTTTTCCAAAATCATCACCCCAAATACTTGCAATTTCATTTAACATAAGATAGAATAAAAAATATCATTTATTTGGAATGATGATTTTTGTTGGAGAGACGGTTGTTTTGAGATTTGCCTAAACCGTCTCTTTCATTTTGTTCAAATATTCAAGGCATTCCTGGTACATCTCTTCAGTTCTTTTCTCGCTAAACATTTTGCGGAAAAAGAATGTTCTATCCCATTCCTTGCTCTTTTTTATCTCTCCACGCATAACAAATACTTCTATGCCAAAATTATTGCAGGTAAAACTTACGTAATTTCCGGCCGCCTGCACTTCTGAAATTTCTTGGAGCAGATTCATTATTTGTTCGTTATTCATTTTCTTCCTCCTATAGTTGTCTGTAATTTTTTCAGTGTCTTTAAACATTTTAGATACATACATTTGTAATCTCTTCTTTCTGGATCGAGAATAAATGTCTTTTCATATGTAGTCTTGTTTTTGTGCAAACAAATTCTTACGGATGCTCCGATTTCGCAATAAAACATTGTTGCTGTACCGCCCATCCTGTGCAGTTTTCTTATTTCACGCATCAAGGTGATTAAATCTTCTTCCGGCATTTCTACTGTTAAATTGTTTTCCATGTTTTACCTCCTAGTTATAAACCTAAATCTATGCATTCAACTTTTGAAAGCGCATTGCCATTTATGTAAAAGCTTCTTTTTTTCCCCTTTCCTGGGACTATGTGCCCCCATGAGAATTCTCCTGCTTCGATCGAAGCTGCTAACTTATCTTTAGACATTCCCATGATCCGGGCGGCCTGCGTTAGTGTTAAACGCTTAATTCTCGCTTTTTCAATAATCTCATCTGTCGCAATATTCTCTACTATGAAATAATCTGCTGGAAGATTTAACGCTGTTGCAATATCCTCTTGACGCTGTAACGTTGGAATGTTCCTTTCAGAGAGATACTGACTAATAGAGCTGCGCCCTATCCCTGTCAGATGTGATAAATCGGACTGAGATAGATTCTGTTCCTTCATAACTTCCTTTAGTCTCTCTGCAAATGTCATTGTGTTCGCCTCCCTACTTTTTTAAACAAATATATTTCTGATATGAAACGTTTCATATTCGCTACAATTGCTTACGTTAATTTTGAATTTAGTTACGCTGAGGCGGCCTCTTTCTTGAATTCTCCTCAATAATCTTCTTAAATCTAGCCGACTCCCACTCAACCAAATCACATAAGTAAGTGGGGTCGGTATCTGCTTCTGCGAGAAGATTTCCTTCTGTATCCCAGTATTGAATTATTTCTCGTACTGGATCACCTTCTATTCCTGTCCCCTTCTCTGCTGTAACTTTAATGACTTGCATCATCTCTACGCTGGTAGGACCTTTTAAACGAATCACTTGTATTTCTCCTTCCTATCCTATTTTCTTCTCGAAATATTCCCAGTTTCTTCATCTCACTCCTCCATCCTGTTTTTTGTTATAAATTTAATCTAATTGAATATTTTTTTATGTTATGATAAAATTTTTTCGCATCATATAAAGAAAGAGGGCATTGTCATGAAATATGATTTTTTTAAATCCGACATATCGCAAATACTTAGAGCTGGACAAACTATGTCACATTTTCAAAAAACTTTGTCAATATATTCATCTGTTTCTTCCTGTTTTAAAGAAACAAAAGCCAATTTATTTACTAAGTCACCTATTTTTTTATCTTCAATCACTAAGCAACCAATCAAAAGTTTTAATATAGCCACTCTTAATGCATCTAATCAGGTTATTAAAAGTTTATCAACAAACATAGCATCTACCCTTACATCTCCTACTTTTCCTTCGGTGTCCCAATTTCATGAAGTTCAACGATTAATTGGAACAATAAACTCTTTTCGTTTGGACGAATCTATCTTTCCTTCTGGTGCTGTAACTGATATAAACAATGCAAATATACATACAGACACTGTTGATATTTCAGAAAATCTTGCGAATAATATAACTGCTGTTTTAAAAGAAAATGATATTTTTATAAAAGATTCAACACCGCCATCTCGAAAAACAAAAACTATAAGTATCGCCACTTTTAAGAAATATCTTGAAATACTTGTTACTGTACTTACTATTGCAAGTTTTGTGTACACAATTGGGCATGACTATTTATCAGATAAATCCAATGCTAAATATCAAAGCCAGATGTTAAAAGAAGAACAGAAACAAACCGAACTTCTTCAAAGCATCAATGATAAGCTATCCAAGAATACTTCCACTACTTCCACAGAAAAACATTAATCTTATTAAGGATAATCGGTATAATCAGTATCCATAACAATATTCTCTGAAGAAGAATCTCTTCGTAAATTTTATAGAGAGGTTCTTCTTTTTTTATCTTTGCGATTTTGGACAAAGCACCTGCAATATTTATAATCGCCATCCCAATTACTACATAAAAGGTTATGTTTTCAAACTTCATCATCCCGTCTCCTTCTGGTCACCTTGATAAAATATCATTGGATCAATTTCTAAATGTTTGCATAAACTCAGGTATTCCCCTGCTCTTAATGCTCTATCTTCTTTTACATTCATGAGACTGTTATATAGGGCCATATATGGCACTCCTGTCTTTCTGGAAAGTTCTGATAGGTTGAAACCTTTTTTTCTTATATATGATCCTAAATTTTTTGTTGGTAAATCCAACTTTTATCCCTCCTATCCTATTTTCTTCTCGAAATATTCCCAGAAGATTTCTAAGCACAGAGCATTGATTGTTTTACCCTGGTACTTTGCTTTATCCTGCAACTTTTTATGTAATACAATTGGTATTGCCAATCCTAACCTTTTCTTATTCGTCACTTTTATGTCACCCCTTTCTGCTTTCATTGTAACATTGCGTCACTTTTGCGTCAATATATTTTTTTACATATTTTTTATGTTATAATTGCGTCAAAATGACGTTACAACGAAAGGAGGACTTATATGCCATCAAACTTACCACGTTATACTTTGCGTATGCCAAAAGAATATCTGCAAAAAATACGCTATATTGCAGAAGAAAATGGACGTTCCGCAAATAAAGAAATTGAGCTTATGGTTAAGCAACGTATTAAAGAATACGAACAAAAAAATGGTCCTATCAATCTTGATGATCTTTAAGATATCTTGTAACCATCTGGATCATCATTTGGTTTATACTCAACCCCCGTCTTTCCGCTTCATCCCTTACCTGCTTTTCCAATTCATCCGGGATTCGAACGGTTAGACGGACCGTTGTCTGCTCTTTTGGATTGTCTTCTTTTTTCATATGTATATCTACCTCCTATCCTACTTTCTCTGAACTCTGAGCATTCTTTTCAATTCTTCTAAGTGTCTGAAACGCAATAGCATTATTCAAAAGAATAGCTCTATCTGTTTTAGGTAATGACAAAAATACTTCTGTGATTTCTCTAATTTCCTTTTTCATTTCATCATTCAAGATACTCATGGTTTTCTCTCCTTTCGCTTGTTCTGTTTTAAGTATATATTAATACTCGAAACAGGATTTTATCAATACTTTTTTGTTCTGTTTTCAGAACTTTTCTATTGACTTTATATTTTACTTTTGTTATGATAAATTTGGGAGGTGCAGAATGGAACCTATCAATGAACGAATACGGGAGCTTAGAAAAGCTTTAGGAATGAATCAATCAGACTTCGGTAAAATATTACGCATTTCTAAATCAGGAGTTTGTGATTTGGAAGCTGGCCGAAGAAAAGTACAAGATTCACATATCGCTATGTTAAAAGACTGGAGAGAAAAAGGATTCGCTATTAATGAAAAATGGATTCGTACTGGACAAGGGAAAATGTTTACTAAATTATCTCTTGATAAAATGTTGAGTGATATTTCTTTTGGAAGTGACGAATTTATAAAGGATTTCATTGAAGTTTATATGGACTTAGATACTTCCAGCAGAACAGCATTAAAAGAAATCATGTATAAAATGGCTGAAAAAATGATGTCCAAAAAAGAACAGGAGGATTAATCCTCCTGTTCCTTTTTTGCAAGCATATATGGTAATTCTACATAATCCTCAATTTTTTTTAAAAATGTAAGATTATAAATACTATGTACCATTTCTATAATTTTTTCTTGATGTTTTAATATTTCTCGTTCTTCCTCTATTTTTTCCTTTCTTCTGTATGTTTCTTTTAAATCTTTTTTCTCCATACACACGACTCCTTTTATCCTTGCTAAATTTATATAGGCAACAATAATTTAATTGTATTTTACCATAATTAAACATATTTGTCTCAATTTCGTTTACTATGTGTAAACGCTTTTTTTGTTTTATAGTCAGATTCATATAAATCTTCTACTCCAACGCGAAGATTCTTTGCTATAAGTTCAAGAGTATCAATACGAGGAAATCTTTTTCCTGATGCAAAGTGATGCAGAACTGCTTTATTTATCCCAGTTGTAATCTCTAACTGTCTATAAGATATATTTTCCTTTTGCATAACCTCTTTCAATAGTAATCTCACGTTCTTTCTCCTTTCTGACCCTGTGAGATTTATTCTTTACTACTTCTAAGAGATTTATTCTGTTCTATTTCAGAAAGTCCGTTCTGTTTTCGCTCATTATAACTCAAGCACATTTTTGCGTCAATTTCCAAAATACTTAAGAACTGTCGCTTTTCAATCTTCTTGATAGTAAATTCATAGAAAGCCCTCCTTTCGAAAAACAGTGTATCAAACAAAAATAAATAAAAATTTTTGTAAGAAAAGTTCGAAATGCACCCCAGGCACCACCTGCTCCACTCTTTTGTTATAAAAAAGTGTGTTTCTTCAGATGTGATATACTGATTCATTTTGAACATTCTAATATTAATATGCATAGATTTTTTTGAAATGGCCTCTCTGATTTGAAAAAAATCTATATAATAAGAATGATAGATTCTTAAATCAAATAATTTTTCTGTAGAAGTTTTTGTGTGTCAGAGTCTGACATTTTATGATTTGCTAAATTCTGAAATTTAGCTTTCATTTTAAATCAGTGTTATACTAATATTTTTGTACCTTTATTCAGTATTCTGTAGTATAATTAAAAAGGAACTTTTAAATTTTCAACAAGTATACACAAGGAGAAGTTAAGTATGAAAGAAAAGAAAACAAAAGTTTGCAAATATTGCAAATCAGAAATTGATGCCAAGGCAAAAATTTGTCCAAATTGTAGGAAGAAACAAGGTGGCAAATTAAAATGGATTATTATTGCAATTGTTGTTATTGCTATATTAGGAGCCCTCTTCGGTGGTGGTGATGATGATTCTTCAAGTAGCTCTAGCAATTCAACTAAAACTACCACCCAGGCTTCCACACAAACTTCTAAATCGACCAAGAAAGCTACTACTCAGGCTTCTGAATCAACCAAGAAGGCTACTACTCAAGCTCCAAAAGCTACTACAGAAGCCGCTACTACAGAGGAAAAAGTTTCTGCTGAATATTTAGCTGCATTAGGAAAAGCTGAATCTTACAGCGAATCAATGCATATGTCTAAACAAGGTATTTATGATCAGCTCACTTCTGAATACGGTGAACAATTCGATGAAGATGCTGCCAAATATGCAATAGATCATCTTGACGCTGATTGGAACGAGAATGCTTTAGCAAAGGCTAAAGAATATCGTAAAATGGATATGTCTTCAGATGCAATCCACGACCAGCTTACATCTGACTATGGCGAAAAATTTACTCAGGAAGAGGCAGATTATGCAATACAGCATCTTGATGATTAAGTGCAGAGAATTTTAATATTTGTACTGATACATAAACTCTAATGAATAATTAAATAAGCATATTTCCAATAAACCATTTTGATATCCATATCAGAATGGTTTATTTTTATGTTAATTTTCTTTTTTCATTGACATAGGGTCTACCCTATGTTATACTATACTTGTAAGGAGGTGAGAAATCAGATGGGAAAACACGAAAGAAAAAAGAAGTCCACTATCGACTATAAAAGCCTGGCCGCTGAAGCGATAGTGAACCTCTTGATCGGAATCATCTTATTGATTCTGGACAAGCTATTTAAGTAATCACTCAATAGCTTACGAGAAGGGCGAAAGCCCTTCTTAATAAAAATATAGCACACACACCCATCTGTGTAAAGCATGTTATTTAAGTTAGGAATCTTTTTTATTACAATAGGTATCGTAAAGCTTATATGGGCTTTCATATTGAAATGGAGGAATAAGTAATGTCAGCGAATGCTCAAACAAAAGCAACAGCAAAATATCAGCAGAAAGTCGGACTTGTCTCTAAGTCTTATAAACTGAGAAAGGAAATCGTAGATGCTTACGCTGCCGCCTGTAAAAAGGCGGGCGTAAGTGCTGCTGGCCAACTCACAAAAATGATGACTGCCTTTATTGAAGAAACGAAAAAGGAGAAATAA